TCTTTTAACTTTTTCTTTTTCTTAGATGCATTCAAATCAGCAGTAGGCACATATTGACCCATGCCAGGCCCTGTACTTGTTCTGTGTAGAGGTGCATGACCATAAGTTTCTGTGAACATATTAAAAGTTTTCATTATCTACTACTCAAAAATTTAAATTTTCTTTTTTTAAAAGCACTTTCTATTTCTTGTTTAGGAAGTTCATGTTTAATCACACCTTTTGAATCTGCTAATCTAACATGTTGTTTAGATACAAAATCAAAAACTTCATATTCTTGACCCATGTATTCAACCTTGTTATTAAATTGTAACATTGTGCTTTTGTCAAGCTTGACAGTCATAGAATTTTTTGCTTCTGTTAACACACTATTAAATTTTTTAAAAGTTTTCATAATTGAATCCTATTTGTATAACATGTCTATTAATCGTAGAAATTGTGTTTTGTTACCTTTATTAATAATGTTCATAACTTTTTTACGAGTTTCATCTTTCATCATATTTTTTGGGGCATCTACTAAATTTTTAATTATAGCATTAGCAGACTGCATATCTATTTTCATTTGACCATCTTTAAGTTTTATAGGTTTAGCTTGTTTTCTTTTAACAATATCTCTTAGAATATCTACATTATCTTCTTCAATAAATTCTTCTCTAGCAAACTTACTAATAGATTCAACAACCTCTTTCACAAAACTACCTTTTATCATTTCTTTCTTCTTCAATCTTTTCTCTCTTTGTGCCGTAAGTTTATTTGCATGTATCTTATATTCTTTTGTTCTACCATCTAATTCTTTTTTCTTTTTAGATAACCCTGTAGGATTCATATCTACTCCACCACCTGCTACTGAATTAGTTGGTGCATCTTCTCTAAGTTTATTAATATCTTTACCTTTCATATTGTGTTTTGAAATAAGTCTTGAAACTGCCATTTGACTAACAAAAGGTATGTCTGCTTTATATAATTGAATTAGAGCATCTTTATTTTTATCAATTTTATCAAATGTTTTCATTAACGGGCCAGGTACAATCTTTTTACCTTTCATCGGGCCATATGCTTTTCTAAGTTTATCAATCATACCAGTACTAAATTGTTCTTGTATCTCAACTTCTTCAAATATTACAGGCACAAGGACATTAAATCCTTTAGGATTTGTTGCCATTACATATAAATCTCCCCTAATAGAACCCTTTCTAAATTTATTAATTTTGTCATATTCTTTCTTAGACATTTTTACAGGACCTTTACCATCATATTTTATTTCTTTTTCATCAAGTTCTACTTCTTCGTTAGCTCTTTTTCTTACCATTGATGTACGAAAACTTCCACCCTGTTTACCTATTGCTTTTACAATAGATGGGTCTTGCTTAGCTAATATTTTAAGTTCATCTTTATCAATATCTAACATAGCAAGAAATCTCATTTTTTTGAGTTCATCTGATTTCAAGTCAAGAATCATCTGTGCTTGTTTTCTGTTGATATTAAATTTACTTTCATTCACAGATTTACTCTCTGTGTATGTTCCTATTTTTCTCCATTTACTCATCTTTAATATCCTCTAATGATACAAATATTTTTTCGTTTGATGCAATATGTATTACAGGGAATATGTCTATTCCTAGTATTGTATCTACTGGTGACTGGTCTTCAAAAGTCATAACCAAATCTCCTTTTGTTGCAGATATTTCTTCATCTTCTTTATTTAGTATATCGTTAACTAGAACATAGTTACCTTTGGGTAAAATCTCTCCAAACCCTACTACTTCCTCAGATATTTCATTATCAAATTCTATGTTATTTTCTTTCAAATACTTAACTAATTCTTTTTCAAACATGTCTGGGTCAGCAACAGATTCCTTAAATGTATCTTTGAGTAGGAATAGAGCAGCAGCATATGTACCAACTTTACTTCTTAAACCTGGCACTTTCTGGAATAGTTTCTTAATATTGAATACTAGTTTGTGTAGTATTGTGTATGCGTTTTTTTGTTGGGATGTGGATAACTCTACGGCAGGTCTATCAGACTTTTCTTTTCTGATTCTGTTTCCTTTATCATCAATGATTCCTAGTTTATAGGCATCAGTTTTGTTAAACTCTGTTGTTAACAACTTTAAGAATCTGTAAGTTACGAATAAGTCTATTGCACTACCCATTATATCTTTCCTAATGTTTCTAGAACATCTGTGTCGTGTTCTATGTCTTTTAATTCATCTTCTTGTATACTATTTAGGTACATTAGAAATGATTTAAGTGCAGGCCAATAAGATGGTTGTATCTTATACAGGAGTAATGTGGTTGCAGCTGCCACGCTGAACACATTGTTTAAAACTATAAGATGATTTAACAACAACCTTTCTTTTAAAACGTCTGTTTCGTAATATCTTCTAAGTAATCTTTTGATATACTTAAATCGTTTTAAATCATCTTCAAATTCTTTTTCACCCTCGCATTGAGGATTGTCATAATGTTTTATAGCGAACATGACAACATTGTGAGATGTTATCTTCTCGTACATAGTTACTCAATCTTGGCAAATATTCTGCAAGAGTTATTGTTAGGTGTCATTTCATATCTTAGTTTAAGTGATAATCCACCTTCTACCATGTGTGAAATACCATCATCATTTGTTATCTCGTCTGGTGCTTCTGTTCCTGTTTTACCATATCTCCCACCGAATAACGTGAGTGGTAAATCAAATGAACCACTAGACTCTTCCATAGTTGGTACTTTAGGGAAAGTCAAATTAATTTTATCTAAAGAACCTCTTAGTCTTACAATTGCGTGTTCTGGTAAAATATATTCCATATTTGAAATAGCACCAATAACAGCATTAATTCTTTTTAAATTTTGTTGACTAAAAACATCAGAACCTAATGTATTAGTTACTTCACCTGCTAAGTTGTTAGGGTTCTCACCAACAGGTCCTGTTGGAAAACCACTTGCTTCTTTTATAAATCCTTTAAATGTTTTCATTTCTTTTTCCTTCTCTAAAATAAAATCGAGGGGGGCGAACCCCCCCAAATCTTGTATGCACTATTATCGTGATGCGATAATCAGTTACTGAGTATTAGTCAGTCGCTGTTACCTCAGCAACACCAGTATCGGCACCAGCTGCATGAGAGGCTAATACCACCCATTTAGTTCCAGTCCACATAAGTGTTAATGTATCACCAGCATTTGCAAAGTCAGCATCAACAAAACCTAATACGTCAGCAGGTGTGAACTCAGATGTTCCCCCAGCTGTATCGTGTACGATTATTTTGATTTGACCGACAACTGTTCCATCAGCAAGTGTTGTAGCTACGTTTGTTCCTGTTGATTCTAGGAATGTAATTGCAGTTGCAACAGAGATTGCAGCTTGAGCAGCAGAAGAAATATCTTCTGTTGAGTTACTGAATCCTATGAATGAAGGTAAGTTGTTGATAAAGTTTGTTGCAGATACTTTTTTGTTAATAGGTGTTCCTGTTGGGTCATCTACTACGTGAAGTAAATCTGCACCAGCAATTCCTGTACTTAAGTCAGTCAATGCTGTTATTTTTTTGTCTGCCATTTGGCTTCTCCTTGTTTGAGTCTTTCAACTCGGTTATATAAACCCCATATGTATTAGGGGAATGTTACTGACAGTATTTAGCTGTCATCACTAGAACCATTTGACTGGTCATCATCATTATGTAATTCTGTGATTAAGTTAACACATTGTTGTTTTGCACCTTGTAAAGCGTTTAAGGTTGCAATTGTCTTAACTTTATCTCGTTCTATTTCGACTAATCTACTATTAACTTTATTTATATCTTCGTCTAGAATTTTAATCTTATTTTCTAAATTTTCAACTTCAATAGTTGCTACTTTCTTTCCCATTATATACTCCAATTATATATTACCTATTATTTATACAAGATATTTGAGGGAACAATTAAGTTCCCCCTATATTATCTCAATTATGTAGTTGTTACACCAGAAAGAATATCAGATGTTCCACTTGCACTACCCACTTGTGAGAACATTGCAATGTTAGAAGTTTTATCTTCTACAAGGATGTCATCATTTGCGTTAGCAGAATCACCATCTGTACCATTCATTACTAGTTTATCAGACCCTGTTTCTTGTGATGCATCTTCTAATATCATCACTACTTCAGAATCGTCACCAGTTCTTGTTAGACCTGTAACATCTGTTTCGCCATTTACACCTTCAAACTTCATCTCTAGAGATTCAGTTAATAAGTCAGAACCACCATTTGTCATTGCAAGTATTACTATATCATTTGCAACTGTGATTGCTTCACTTACTGTAACACTTGTTTGTGATGCAACTGCTGTAATTGTTAATGTATTGTCTTGTGAAATACCAGTATCACCAGCGACATCTGAAATGTTAGTTCCAGCAGCAGATTTAACTACAATTACTTGTCCAACTGCAAGTGTTCCTGTAACAGCATCTACAACTAATGTTGTAGCCTCACTAAGAGCACCATTAACTGTTGCAACTGCACCAGCAGTAGAGTTCATTATGATACCATCACCACCTTGTCCAACATCAGCAGATTCTGCTGCACCTGATTCTAGACGAAGTTTACAGATGTTATCACCACCTTCTTCAACGATTGTTGCAGTACCATCTAATACGATAGCAACATGGTCGTCACCAGCACCTTGACCTAATCCACTAAATGAAATAAATCCAGCTGCAGCAGCTTGTAGTTTTCCTCTGAATACTAATTGGTTAGTTCCTGTACCAGATAGGTATTGAGCAGCAATTGTACTGTCTTGTACCATGTCTGTGTTTCCCACTCTAGATAACAGGATGTATGCTTTGTTTGTAACTGTTTGGTTTGCAGATAAAGCAGCAGAAGTTACTGTTACTTTTTCATCAAATGTTACTGTGATGTCAAAGTTTGCAGCATCAGCATAAATACCATCTGTCCAATCTATTGACATTACGTTAGCGCCTTGTAATGTTAGTGTTCCCAATCCACGAATACATACTAGTATTTCTGGTTGAGCGTCTGTGTTGTCGTTACCACTTGAAGCAGTTCCTGCTGATAATGCCCAACCGCCTGGTTGTGCAATACAATTTTCTCTAGCACCTGAAGAACCCTCAGCGTTAGAATCTACTGGCAAGAATTTTGGTCTGCTCTCAGAGTTGGTTGTTTTACCCCATAGTGCCATTTTCTTCTCCTAAATTAATATTAACATAATTCTGTTTGTTATCAGTATTTATAACTATTTAAACCCTAATCTTTTGAGTTCATTTAGTGTTTTACTGACATCTGTATGATGTATTCCTACACCACCCTTATTTTCCCATTCTCTAATATTTTTGATGTAATCATCAATCAATACACTAGGTTCACCCTTATCAGTCGCATAAGACTGTTTCTGTTCACGTTTGACAAGTAACACTCGTGACTTAGGTATTTTAGTATTCTTTGCAATCCATTTATACTTCCCTTTTGGGGAATTTACATCTCTTGCAGAATACGCCGATAATATGTATGGGTCGTATTTTGCAATTCTTTGATAGAGTTTTTTAGAACCTGGCATCCATTCTAAGTTATCCCAGAAACCTTTAGTATTTGCAATCGTCTTCCAACGAGTTTCTCTATCTGATTTCGTAAAATCTTTTCCAAGAGCTTTAGATGCACCTTTTAAAAACGCACAAAGAACTTGGTCTAAATCACAATATATTTTAGGTAAACTTTCTTCGTTTACCTTTGTCAATTCTCGTAAGTATTTCATTCATTATACTTCAGGTTCAACTTCAACTTTTGTTGGTGTATTTCCTGTAGCAGTTTTACCATCTTTCTTCACTTCTTCTTTCTTTTTATCCTTTTCAAAAGGACTCTTACCCTCATTCATATTCCAAATGTCAGCAAGTATTTCTCTCATATTTCTTCCTTTCTGAACATTTGCTTCTCTGATTCTATCTAGAGTTTCATCAACATTTTTTGTAGTTTTTGCTTCTAATGGTTCAACACCTTCATCCATGTCTTCATAACTATTACCTTTTTTCTTAAACCTATCTTTAAAGTCATCGCCCATAAAATCTGATAAGAATTTTGTAATATCATTAATATTTCTTCCTGTTACTTCGTGACCATTTTTACTTGCAGTTGATACAAATTTTGATTTTAGTCCATATTTTTTTAATGCATCAGTATACTCTTTAGAATCTTTTCTTTTTGCATCACCTCTTTCAGATGTTGATATAAATACAGATGCTGCTTCTTCTAATTCTTCTGTCTTTTCTTTATCTACTGCTTTAGTTATTGCTTTTCTTTTTTTAGCAAGATACTTGTCAGAAGAATCCTTATCCCCATCATTGTCAATATCACCATCTTCTTTTCCAACAGGGTCTAGTTTTTCTTTGATTCCTAGTTTTCCCATTTCCTTTTTAATTTCTTTATCAATCATAGCCGTGTTTTGATTTTTTGCAAGTAGTCTACCTTTTTGCAAAAGTAAATCAGAGTATTTTAAGTACTTTCCACCCTCATCCAATAAGTCTTTAGCACTTGGTCCGTTACTTGAGTTCATAGCCCTTGAAACTGCTTCTTCAAGACTGTCTTTTTTTGTATCTAAATATTTCATTATACTTTTCCTCGTTGTACGACTTTGAGTAAATCTCTATACGACTTACCTATAGCCAATTGCATTTTTAATTTATCGTTTGGTTTCATTTTATCAAACATATCTAATGCCTTATTTATAACTCTTATATCTACCTTCTGCTTTTTCTTATCTAAGAACTCAACATCTGTCTTTCCGTTCATATCCTGAGCTCTTTTTAACTGAATGAAGATATTCTTATCTGCAGCTTTTCTATCTAAGTCTGTTGCTCTTACATCTACATCAGCAGGGTCTAGTTTTTCTTTGATTGCAGTTTGAGATATCAATCTAGTTGTTCTTGCCATTATACTGTTATCTACTACTTCTTGTACCTCAGATACTTCTAAATTTTCTTCTTTCACTATTATTCCCTCTTGTGTAGACAATTTGATGCCTGGTTTTAATAAGTCTTTTGTTATACTAATGTTACTAACACCAGATGACCTTTTCAATATCTTTTCACCATCTTTTGCATTTTTCATATCATAAAATGGTGTAGCAAATCTCATACCCTCTTTTTCAAATCTTACTACAAATACAGTTTCTTCTGTTATGTTATCTACTTCATCTTTTATATCTTTTGTTAAAGATTTAACTTGACCACTATGTGCATCTACAGCTTTCTTTAGACCTTTAATAACTTTTTTTACACTTTTTTCATCTTCTTTGTCTAAAGATTCGATATTAAGTTCAACATCATTTGATTCTACTTGTATGTAACCTTTACTAGTGTATTTTTGTAAATCTTTCTTATCAATAACCATGATACTTTTAACATCCTTTTTTTTCATAACCATTGTTTCTTTCTTTGGGTCTTCTAATTGTCTCGGTGCTTCGTTCATCCTCTCTCCTTGTTGGTGTTTTGCATCAATGTAGTCTGCCATTCCGTCTAACTTACCGACTGCCGATGCAACTTTGTTTGTCCACCAAGTTGGAAGGTCTTCTTCATCACTTAGTTTTCCTAATTCTGTATTCATTTTTTGTAATGCATCTGTAGCAATCTGTACTTGTGTTTTCATAGATGCAACATCTGTGTGTCCTGATTCTTGTATGTTTTCACACTTACATGGGTCATTATCACACTTTGGACAACTTTCTTCTTTAACTTCCTCTTTAGAATCTAGATAAGCAGCAACTGCCATTTTCTCTTTCTTCTTATCTGACTTTCCTTTGAATTGTGGTGCATCTGATTTTTTAAAATCATCTATATAATCCCCAGCATCAGCATTTTTACTTAGTTTCTCTTTTATTTGTTCAGCAAAAGCAGTATACCCAAATTTATCATCTAATATTTTTAACATTTTTCTTTGAGGAATATTTGTATTAAATTCTAATGTAAATTCATCACCAGTTGATTTAACTTTTGCTCTAATTCTCTCACTATCTAATTCATCTTGAACTATCATTGCCAGTTCGCCAGGTCGGTCTGATATTACCATATCAACTTCACCTTTGGTAAATCCAATTTCATATCTGGCTTCTTTAATAATTTGTCCTAAGATACCTTTTGCAGTTGTTCTTTTTTCTTGCACTTCTTCACCCCTCACTTGTTTTGCTAAATCGGCATCTGCCTTACCCCAAGTACCAGATGATTTTGTAATAAACGAATTGACTCTAGCAAATGCCCATTGTTGTGGGGTTGTGCCAGGTCTATGTCCTGTTTTCCATGCAGCCATACCCCTATCGTATACCTTTTTAAGTATACCATAAGGCATTTTAGACTTCTCAGCCTTGTTAACTAGACCCTCTATTTTTTCGTTTAATATATCCATTGTAGTATTTATCCTTTCATTAAGTCTGTGACTGATTTACCCTTTTCCCAGAACTTGCATGACCAATATCCTGCTGTAGTTTTGTCTTTTTTCTGGTCGCAGTTGTGTCTTGCTCTAAATGCTTTTCTTCTTTCTGGGTCATCTCTTTTAATACTTAATCCTGTAGTATCACCAAAAGAAACTTTGATTACATTACCTTTATCATTCTTTACATATACATAGAACTTCTTACTACCACCTCTAACAGGGTTATTTAGTTTGACTTTTTTTCCTTGATACTCAGAATCCTCATCTATCTCACCCCACTCATTAATCTTTTCTTTTACTGATTCGCCTGGTGTTATCCTCTTCAAATAATCATCATATTCTGGTGTTCCCATTAAATAGTATTCTCTTAAAGACTGTCCATAGTCTTTTTTATTCATATGTTCAAACATTTTTGTTCCTAACATTTGACCAGCAACATGGTCTGATAAGAAATGAAAACCTGCTTTTACTCTACCGAGACCAACTTCTTTTGCAGCTTCTATAAGACCATCTCTATGTTCTGGAAACTTTCGTGATACATACAATGCAACAATCATTGCCTGTGTTGAGTGACCACTAGGATATGAAGGAGTTTTGTTTGTTGTACTTCCTAACACATCTAGATTACCATCTAACTCAAAAGGTCTACTTCTATTAAACTTATTTTTAAAATGTTTAATTGTAGGAACAGCTTGTTTTACTATATCATCTAATTCGTTTTCATGAAATTCTACTTTAATTTTTTTGATGTATTCTTTGATTGAATAGAAAGCATTTCTATCATTGTTTGCAACACTTTCCACATCTTCATCTGTTCTTGTAGACATAATTTTTCTAACAGTTTCCATTTCTTTGACATTGTCAGTTGGTGGTGGTGGTATCTGAACAAAATCTTTTAAATCTTTTGGATAGAATTCAAGCTCCTCTGTCATTTCAGATTTTCTCTTTGTACCATCTGCTCTTTTAATTAATCCCTTTGCTTTTAGATGTGCAATATCAGTAAATCCTGCTTTACCAGATTTGTATCTTTTCATTGCATCAGAGGTATCTGGTGCTTCTTCTTGAGCTTTTTTTATTTGTGATGATGTTGGAGCACCCTTCTCACCTTTACTTCTCATTTTTTCACCAGAACCTTGTTTGATTCTTTGTTTTTTCTTTCTAATATTATCCCAAAGACTTTCATTCATTTTCTTAGTCTTTTCTTTCATCTTATTAATATATGCACGATATACTCCAGCTTCTGCTTTCTTACCCATTTCTTTTGCTCTTTGTTCCATTGCAACGGCAGCTTGTATCTTATGTGCATGTGTTCTATCAGACTTTTCAATCTTTGCAACACTTGACTTTGCAGTCTCTACATCTTTAAATCCTAATCCTTGAATTGTACCCTCTGGGTTTTCATCTGTATATAAATCAGAATGACTATCACTTCCAGCAGGTTGTCCTTTCTTTCTAGGTATTCTAGGTGCTTCTGCATATGTTTTTCTTTTAGAACCTTCCAATCTACTTTTTTCAGCCTTTCCTCTGTTTTTATTTTGGTCTTCAAATCCAACAATCTTACCATCCTTATGTGATGCATCTTTATTATCACCATTACCATAAGTTCCTTTATCACGATTGTACTTAACTAACTCTGCACGATATTTAATTCTTTCAGGTGAAGATTGAAACTTTTTATATTCATCTTTATAATCTCTTTCACCAAACATTTGTTTAAACTTCTTAGTATGTTTAGATGGTTTAGTTTTTCCACCAGAATCGCCTGGAGCAGGTTTATAAGCAGCATCTGAATCTGGGTCTTTATCACCATACTTTGCAAAGTGTCTTGCACGAGCTTGTTTAGTAGATTTTGACATGGCATCACCTTCAACATCTTTTGCATAATATTTAGCAGGTTGTGTACCTTCTCTGTCTTTAATATCTTTATCTTGTTTTGTTTTCTTAGGTGCTTCGTCTTCTGCTTTACCTTCTGTAAGAGTTAAAACTTCAAATGGTTTTAAGTATTTGGATAATACTTTTATTATATCATCTTTTATTGCTTTATGTCTTGTTATAAATGATTTTAAATCTTTTGCTAATTGTCTGTGGTTAATTGTTTTCATTAACCCTGATAAAAATGCAAACTCCCTTCCATGTGCAATGTCGTTACTTTTACTTTTAAAATCTTGTGATATTTTCTTTAGAGCAGTTCCACTCATTTCATACATAGAAATTTCATGCAACCAAAACTTATGTGTCTTATAAGTTTCATCTATGACAGTTATATAGTTTGTACCCTTACGAATAATCTCATATGGATTATCATTTACTGTAACTAGTTCACCCACATTCCAAATCTGTTCTGACAAATATAAATCCCTTAATGTTTCTAGGTCATTTAAATCTAGTTCTTCTTTAATACCCATAGAATTACGAACATCAAAGTATAACTTTTTAGCTTGTGCAACAGATAATGGTGTTCCTTGTTTGAAAGAATTAAAATCATTATCTTGAGCGGCAGCTCTCATTTTAGATGCAGACATTCCTGTTGCACCTTCAGCATCTGGGTCTCTTTCTCCAGCACTTAATACTTGTACTGTTTTATATTCATAGAATCCATGTCTTGCTTCAACACCATTGTATTCGTTAATTATTCTTGTAAATTCTGCAACTCTATCAGAACCTACAACCATAATAAGATTATCGTAATTGTTTAGTTCTACTAGTATTTTAAAAATCTCTCTAGACTTTGATACAACAATACTATTTTTGTGTTTAGGAAATGATTGTTTCATGTATGCAATTTTCTTTGCATATTGTAATGGGTCTTTCTTAGGATTCTGTGTGTGTGAAGCAAAGATTTTATAATCACTAGGATTTGCTTTCTTCACAGCATCACATAGCTTTTCGTGACCTATCGTTGGTGGATTAAATCTACCAAAGGTAAATGCAACTGTTTTAGGTGCTTCTGCTATGTCTACAAACTTCTTCATCTTTTTTTCTTTAACATGGTTAGTTTTCTTTTATATTGAGGTTTTCTCATTTCTACTTCAACATCTGCAACAGCGCCAACAAATGATTTCAGTCTACCTTGTACTATTGACAATTGGTTCTCTGCAAAATCTGATTTATTCTTTGAAGATTGAAGTGCATCTCTAAATAAATCTTTGTATATTTCAACAATCCTTTGTTTTGCAGTACTTAGTTTCATAGTACCCATACCTGAGATTACAATTTCAGGGTCTTCTGCATCTGCAAGTGTCTTGATATCTTTCATATCATAGATACTACCAAACTTACCTTCTACTAATTCGTTATACTCGTTAAATTGTTTCATTTTACTTATCCCATGCCTTGATGGCAGTAAAGTTATTAAAACTAAACTCCATTCGGTCTACTAATTTTACAGCGTTACCACTTACTCTATCTATTGCAACATAACCCTCTGGGTTAGATACTTTAAATCCATTATCAGTTTTAATAAATGTTCCAATACTTCTAACACTATTTAATTTTTTAACTACTAACATCTTAGCATTAACAATAGCATTTTGAAATGTAATTATTGTCGTTAAATTTTTAACATGTTTATTCATTTCTCTAGTGTACTCTGTTCTTAATTTTGCATATTTATTTTTACCAGCTTTACTTTTTGAAGCTTTTATTTTGTCATTGTACTTATCATATACATGTTCAACATAACCTTTAGCATGTGCTCTAGGATTTGATATTGGTTTACCTTGTCTAACATTAATATTGTTATATGTTTTTAATGATGCTGATACCATTGCACCTGTGAAACTGTTTTGTAAATTTAAAAACTTAGTTAACATGGGTGAGTTAATTGTTTGAAATGTTTTACCAGCAATAGATAACTCAGCAGTTATATTTGTTGTTTCTTTTTCTGTAAATGTTGCACTACCAGATACATCTTTAAATGTTGCATCATCCATCCATATACTAGATACATTTTTAAGACCTGATATGTTTACTCCAAAAGAAGCTTTCATACTTTGTAATTCTTTTCCATTATATGTTGTATGCCAAACGACACCAATCTTTGCTTTCTTAATCTGACTTCCAAAATCTGAATCAACATCTACTGCATAAACAATCGTGTTTGGTTGGAATGTATAATACTTCTTACCATCTATAGTATCTGTGGATACATCATTCGTAAACATTAAGTCACCTTGTATCACTCCTTTAATACCTAACTTTGGAAACTCTGATAATGCAACTTTAAATTTTGCATTTAAATCACCAGATGTATACTTGTCTATGTCTGCATTTGTTTTGTAAAGTTGTGGTTCTACATTGAATACAGATTTCTTTCCTACAAAAAACTTACCATCTGCTGGGTCGATACCAGCAAAGATTGCCGGAGCACCATCCCACTTAACTGTCATGTTAATAGATGAACGACTTTCACCAGCAAACATATCTCTTAGTGAACGAACGAAGTTTATAGATGCACGACCACCTGTGATACCATAATTTAGTATCTCATCTTCTATGTGTTCTAGATGAAGGTTCTTTCCACCCTTATCTTCAAACAATAATTGTTCTGCAAGATTGTTCATTATTTTCCACTCATCATATTTTTAAATATTGGTGTTGCCACTGCTTGAAATTGTGGTTCTGCTGTTTTAGAACCTTTATATCTTATCTCTAAATTAAGTAAAGGTGATTTTCCATTGTAAAGTGTGTAAAACATTTTTGCTGGTGCTTGTTTACTACCATCATATTCCCACGGCACACTTTTTACTTGTCCTCTACTATCAACTGTTGCTCCTAATTTTAAATTATCTTGTTGAAAAATTTTAGTTAGTGCTTCTATTGTTGTTGGTAAATCTTTAACTTCAGCAGGCTCAACACCAATAGTATCTCCTTTCTTTTTTCCAATACCAGTTAAAAGATAAAACTCAAAATTTCCCTTTTGGTCAAGTATTGGTTGTAAATCAACTTTGAATATTAGTTTTAAAAATGCAGTCATCATTTCTTTTGGGTCTTTTCTTAATATCTTATCAACAACTCTCCAAAATATATTTCTTTTACCACCAGCACCACGACCAGCTAACATTTCATTTGCAAAATCATTTGGTATCTTTCCAATTTCTCTTTTAAAATCTTTGTCTGACATTTTATTAACTATACTTAATGCACCTCTAGGATTTTTCTTTTTAAATGGTGGATATGCTAACAACATTCTTTTAAAAAATAATTGTTTTGCTCTCTCTATAAAAGCC